AGCAGGTAACACAGAGGTAGCAGTTCTCGACATTTCGATGTTCGAGGAAGATGCTGGCCGCGGCATGGAGAACATGGGGCAGGATGATCTTGCGCTACCGTTCCTCAAGGTGCTTTCCGGCAACGACCCGGTTCTGGACGAGAACGAAGAAGCCCGTAAGGGCGACATCTACAACACCGTCACCGGTAAGATTTACAAAGGTAAGGACGGCGTTCGCGTTGTGCCTTGCGCTTACCAGCGCCGGTTCATCCAGTGGGCTCCTCGCGGCAGCGGCACCGGGGCACCCGTGGCAATTTACGAGCCCGGCGACGCTCTGCCGAAGACGGTAAGGTCCAAGGAAGACAATAAGGACTACATCGACGACGGAAGCGGCCAATATATGGAGGAGACGCATCAGCACTTCGTTTATGTCTTGAACGAAGACGGCGGTGCGGAGACGGCCTTGATTGCGATGAAGTCAACGCAGCTCAAGAAAAGTCGTAAGTGGAATAGCATGATGGCATCGCGCTCAATGCAGGGTAAAAACGGCCCGTTCACGCCGCCGCGTTTTTCCCACATCTACCACCTCAGAACCGTCATGGAAGAAAACTCCAAAGGGTCTTGGCATGGCTGGGAGATGAGTGTCGAGGGCCCGGTAACGGATGTTGCCCTCTACGGTCGGGCCAAGGCATTTGCCGACAGCATTAGCGCGGGCAACGTCTTGGTCAAGCATGCCGGAGAAGAGAACGACGACATCGGTGACGTTCCGTTCTGATCGTTGCCATCGGCGGGGCTAATTCTGGCCCCGCCGTCTCTCCCGCATGAGGCCAAGAATGTCTGTAGATAAATTCATGGCCATCTTCGATGGCCTGCAAGAAGCTTATGGCTACTTCAAAATTGAGAAAACGAGTGCCTCTGGCAAGAACGTCGGCAAGGCAGGCGTCGTGCGCGAACCACGGACCCATAAGCTGTGGGAGAACCATTTAGCGGGCAACGGCGTCGGCTTGGGAATTATACCGATCAACGAAGACAATATGTGCAAGTGGGGCTGCATCGACATCGACCAGTACCCCTTGGACCACAAGATCCTCGTTGAAAAGATACGGCGCATGGAACTTCCGCTGGTTGTCTGTCGGTCTAAGTCTGGCGGCGCACACTGCTTTCTGTTTACGACCGACTGGGTTGAAGCGAAGGACATGCAGAAAGCCCTGCAATGTGTGGCCGCGGCCATCGGTTATGGCGAAAGCGAGATATTCCCCAAGCAGGTAAAACTTAGGCTCGAACGGGGCGATGTCGGTAACTTCTTGAATTTGCCGTATTACAACGCCGAGGAGGGGCTCCGTTACGCCTTCCTCGATGACGGGACGTCCGCCACACTTGATGAGTTCATCGAGTTACACGCGAAGCACGCCCAGACCAAGGAGCAGGTCATAAAGCTCCAGATTGTCGATACAGGAGATAGGAAGCTTTTAGAAGACGGTCCGCCGTGCCTACAAATCCTGTGCAAGCAAAAGATCAGTGAGGGCGGCCGCAACAACGGGCTGTTTAATCTTGGCGTGTATTTGCGCAAGGCGTATCCGGAGACTTGGGAATCCGAGATCCTGCGTTACAACATGGAGCACCTAGTACCACCGCTGCCTCTCAACGAGGTCAATGTTGTGGCGAAGCAGTTGGATAGAAAGGATTATGCCTTCAAGTGCAGCGATGCGCCCATCAACGCCCACTGCAACAAAGAGCTCTGCCGCACTCGTAAGTTCGGCATCGGAGCTGCGGTCGCCGGGGCTTCTGTCGCCAACCTACGTAAATACGATTCTACGCCGCCGGTCTGGTTCATGGACGTGAACGGTGAGCCGCTAGAGCTAGACACCGACGCGCTACTGGAACAAAGGACGTTCCAAAGGGCTTGCCTAGAGCAGCTAAACTTTATGCCGCGGTCCTTGTCAAAGCAGCAGTGGGAAGGACGCATCGCCGCTCTTATGACGGAAATGCGCGAGAACGAGAGCGCCATCATAGAGGTGGCCCAAGACGCCAGTATCAGTGGTCAGTTCTACGACTACCTCGAAGAGTTCTGCCGTCACCTACAGCAGGCGCAGGACAGGGAAGAAATCTTGCTCCGCCGCCCGTGGACCGACGAGGAGAACAACGCTACCTACTTCAGGCTCAAGGATTTCGAGGCCTTCCTGCGTAAGAACAAGTTCTTCGAATACAAGTCGCACAAGATCGCCCAACGACTACGCGACATAAACGGCGAAAGCCTCCTGTTGAAAATCAGGGGACGCCCGGTCCGCGTGTGGAAGATACCCTCGTTTGAAGCGTCGGACATTGAACTAGAGCCGCCGCAGTTTGGCTCACAAGAGGATGTTCCGTTTTGAGTATTACAGACATGTCGCGCCGAAACGAAACCATTTACCGTCTTTGGGCCGTTAATAAGATGACCATGGCCGCAATCGGCCGTCGCTACTCACTGTCGAGAGAGCGCGTCCGCCAGATCATCCGCATGATGGAGAAGTAGTTGTTCCGGATATTTGGACCGCCGGGGACCGGTAAAACCACCACCCTGCTTAACATGGTTGACGAGGCGCTGAACGCTGGCACTCCGCCAGAGCGCATCGCTTTCCTCGCCTTTACGCGGAAGGCCGCCAACGAGGCCAAAGAAAGAGCCTGCGTCAGGTTCTCGCTCGACCCAAAGAAAGACCTGTTCTATTTCAGGACTCTGCACAGCCTCGCCCTCAACCTGACGGACATCAAGACTGACCAGATCATGCGGGTGGAGAACTACCGGGAACTGAGCGAAGTAATAAAAATCAACGTCGGTATCACACAGAACGTAGCCATCGATGATGACCTTCCCTCAATGGTGAACAACAATGATCCGATCTTGGGCCTGATAAACTTAGCCCGCCTACGCAAGGTACCGCTCCGTGAGCAGTACAACGAAAGCTCTATCTCTGAGAGCTGGACGACCGTTAACTACGTCGATAAGAGCCTGCGGGAATACAAGAAGGCGATGAACCTGTACGACTTCACAGACATGCTGGAGCAGTTTGTGGCGCAGGCGCATCTGTGCTGCCCACACTTCGACCTCGTTTTCCTAGACGAGGCCCAAGACCTTAGCCCTCTACAGTGGGACATCGCGCATATCCTAGACGAACATTCCAACCGCATGTATTGCGCCGGGGACGACGACCAAGCTATCTACCGCTGGGCCGGTGCGGACGTAGATCACTTCATCAACCTACCGGGTGGGGCCGAAACCCTATCCCAGTCCTACCGCGTCCCGAAATCAGTCCATTATCTAGCAGAGGGCGTCGTAAATCGTATCCGCCGGAGGTTCCCCAAACGCTACGAACCGAGAGATACCCCCGGAAAAATTGCTCGCATCTACGGCATTGATGAACTCGACATGTCCCGCGGCTCTTGGCTCATCCTCAGTCAGGCCGGGTATATGCTCCAGCCCATCGCTTCAGAACTCAGGTCGAACGGATACCTATTCAACTACCGCGGCTCACGGTCCATCAGCGAAAAAGTAAGCGATGCCGTAAACGGCTGGGAGAAACTCCGCAAGGGACAAGAGATCGAGGCCCGCGTCGCGCGGATCATCTACAGCTACATGTCAACGGGTACCCACGTAGCGCGAGGCTTCAAGAAGCTGCCCGGTCTCGAAGACACAGACTTCGTGGACATGGAAGCCTTGGTCATGAACCACGGCCTGCTGGTCGATACCAGCCAGATCTGGTCAGAAGCCATGGACAAGCTGCCCGAAACGGACCGGGCCTACGTCACGGCGCTTTTGCGCCGCGGAGAGAAGTTCAACGGCGTGCCCCGTATCACGGCGTCCACGATCCACGGAGCCAAGGGCGGTGAGGCGGACAACGTCGTGTTGTTCACGGCCCTCAGCCCAGCGGCGGACATGTCGATGCAATCAAACCCTGACGATATGCATCGTGTGTTCTATGTTGGAGTCACACGGACCAAAGAAAATCTTTACTTGGTAGAGCCTGAAGATGCGACAAGGAGTTACGAGCTGTGAATAAAAAGATTACACTACAAGAGTTTAACGAGATGCAGCAGACGCTATTCGGCAACGTTGTGAATAAAAAGATTACAATACAAGAGTTTTACGAGATGCAGCAGACGCTATTCGGCAACGTTGTGATACATCCGAGCGTCCCTGATGACCTAGTCCCATGCGCCAAATTTGTGTGGGACGCAGA